CTGTGTTTATACAATTAGGGGGTAGGTGATGGCCCGTGCACCTAAAAAAATGCCCAAACGTAACAAGAAGAATTTTCGTTCCACTGAGTCCGGGGCGGGGATGACCAAGGCTGGTGTGGCTGCATATCGCCGTGCCAACCCCGGATCGAAGCTCAAGACCGCTGTTACTGGTAAAGTAAAGAAGGGGTCAAAAGCTGCCAAGCGTCGCGCTTCATACTGTAGCCGTTCAAAGGGACAGATGAAGATGCACAACATTAATTGTAGCAAGACGCCTAAGAAGCGCATTTGCGCGGCGCGGCGGAGATGGAAATGCTAAACGTGAACAGTGTTATTGGTGGCGCTGCCCTGATGTTTTTGGGTTGGATTGCTATGACGGTGGTTGATTTAAAGACTGACACCGCTGTAATAGCTGTCAAAGTGGATGAAAACCACAGAATGCTTTCTGTTTTGTGGAAAGATTTTTTGGAGAATAAAAATGGCGATCTCGCGTGGTTCGATGAGTCAACAGGTTTCAAAGCCACCACAAAAGCGAAAGTGGAGCAAGGCTCGTAAAGCCAAAGTGAACTGCAAACGTCCACGCGGTTTTAGTGAACGGGCACACTGTGCAGGAAAAAGGAAACGAAGGAATGCCTAAAGATGCATGCTATCAAAAAGTTAAACGCAGATATAAGGTCTTCCCGTCAGCGTATGCAAGCGGGGCAATCGCCAAGTGTCGTAAAGTCGGCGCAGCAAACTGGGGAAACAAATCAAAAAAGAAAGCCAAAGGCGGAACATACAAATATAAAACAACATCGATATATTGACAGTGGCAGCATAAAACTGACGCCACAATAGGGAGATAAAAAATGGTAGTGGCAGAAGTGCTGACCGGGATCGCTCTAGTACAGCAGTCTGTCAAGTTTATCAAAGACAACATATCCACAGCTAAGGATATAGGCGAGATAGCTGGTCAGATAGACAGTCTACTAACGGGCGAAAAGCAGGTACAAGAACAACGAGCTAAAAAGTCCGGCGCAGGAATAGGTGATCAGTTTGGTATCAACAAGGTCGCGCAAGAAGTTATAGATGCTAGGATAGCGCAAGAAAAAATAAACGAAATGCGTACACTGGTTGATATGCGCTTTGGACCGGGGACTTGGCAGAGTATTGTAGATGAACGGGCTAGACGTATACAGCAAGCAAAGGAGCAGGCCGCGCAGGCTAGAAGAGAACAAAGACTAAAGCAAGAAGAGTTGGAAGAAGCTATAAAAACAACTTTGATGATTGCTGGTGTTATTCTAGTTGCAGTAGCATTAGTTGCATTTCTAATGGTAAGCGTAGCGTGGGCAGCGGGAATGTAATATGGCAGTGAGAAAGACCAAAAAAGGTGCAGCACTCAAAAGGTGGTTCAAAGAAGAGTGGAAGGATGTACGCACGGGGAAGCCGTGTGGGCGTCGCAAGGGTGAAAAACGGGGTACTCCATATTGTCGCCCCTCCAAACGTGTCAGTTCTAAAACCCCCAAAACCTCGGGAGAAATGACAGCCGCAGAAAAACGTAGTAGAATATCACAGAAGAAGCGTCTTGGTCAGCCAGCAGGTAAGCCACGTCGCGTTAAGTCACTAAGAAGAAGGAAAAAGTAATGTCTCACTGTAAACCTCGTAAAGCTATGGGCGGCGCTATGTCTATGCCCACTCGTAACAGCAAAGGTCCAAGTCGCACTCGTTTCAAAGACGGTGGTGGTAACTTCCCTGATCTAAGTGGTGACGGCAAGGTTACTCAAAAAGACATACTCATTGGTAAGGGCGTAATCAAAAAAGGTTACGGCGGCACACACAGGAAGAAGTAAATGGCAACTTCAGGATCATACGATTTTGAGCTAGACGTAGCTGAAATTATTGAAGAAGCATACGAGCGGTGTGGTCTTGAACTACGCACGGCCTATGATGCTAAAACAGCAAGGCGCTCGTTAAACTTAATGTTTGCTGAGTGGGCTAACCGTGGCCTTAACTTGTGGACAGTGAAGCAGCAGACGCAAGCCCTGACTCAAGGCACGGCTACATATGCCTTTGCTGATGACTACACAGACTTACTTGAAGTTGTGCTTCGTCGTAGTGGTGTAGACTACGAACTAACTCGCATGTCTCGTGCGGAATACTTGGCGCTACCTAACAAAACAACGCAAGGTCGTCCTAGCCAGTATTACTATAACCGCAAGATTATTCCAGAGATCACGCTGTGGGCCACACCAGAAAACTCTACAGACACGCTGGTGTACTACTATGTGTCTCGTATTGAAGATGCGGACACATTAGCTAATACGAATGACCTGCCCTTCCGGTTCTACCCTTGCATGATAGCTGGCCTAGCGTACTATCTTGCTGTTAAGAGAGCACCAGAACGGGTGCAGTTGCTAAAGTCTATATATGAAGAAGAGTTCCAACGTGCGGCGGATGAGGACGAAGATCGGGTATCCCTGAAGCTTCAGCCAAACATCCAGTATCTGAGGGTTAATTAATGGCACGGTACGCTTCAGGTAAAAGAGCTTGGGGCTACTCAGACAGATCCGGGTTTCGGTATCGTCTGGCTGACATGGTTACCGAGTGGAACGGATCGAAAGTTGGACCCGATGAGTATGAGGCAAAGCACCCGCAGCTAGAGCCAATACGTCCGGGGCCTGACCCGCAGGCTTTGTACAAGCCACGTCCAGATCAGCGCACAGAGAATGCAGTTGAGAGGATTTTGCCTTTAAACCCGTTTCAAACAGGCGCTGCTGCATCAACAACAGTTACGGTAATCGAACCAGCACATGGCAGATCAACGTCTGATGTGGTTAGATTCCGCACTGCCGAGACTTTCGATGGTATTGCAGAAGCTACGCTAGAGGCTGCTGCCGGGTATACAATTACCGTGGTTGATGTTAATACTTACACTATTACAGTAACTGACACTGCTACAGTTGGTAACCAACGTGGCGGTGGTGGACGTGCAACAGCAGGTCCTGTGACATTGGTGACGTAAATGAGTTTTACATACGGCGAACTAAAGACGGCTATTCAGGACTTTACTGAGAACACGGAAACATCTTTCGTGAACAATCTGCCTGTGTTTATACGCAGTGCAGAAGATCGCATATTTACACTTGTTGATCTTGAGTTGTTTCGTAAAAATGCGGTATCGCAGTTAACAATAGGTGATCCTTACCTAAATGTGCCAATTGATTATTTAGCTCCGTTTTCTCTACAAATTATTACAGCTAGCCACAAACAATTTTTGCAGTTCAAAGATGTTAACTTTGTACAGCAGTATGATGTAGATTATGGCAGCACAGCAAGACCTGAATACTACAGTTTATTTGATGTAGATAATTTTATTGTAAGCCCAACACCAAATATAGCTTATGATGTTGAATTACATTACTATTATCGCCCAGCCAGCATCACTGCCGGGGCAGACTCAGCAAAGACTTGGCTTAGTGATAATGCGCCAAACGTGTTACTTTACGGTTCCCTAGTGGAAGCGTATACTTACATGAAAGGCGAAGCGGATATGATGCAGCTTTATGAGCAGCGGTTCGCACAGGAAGTACAACGGTTGAAGGATTTGGCTGAAGCTAGAGAGAATAGCGATGCCTACAGGAGAGGTCTACCTGATAGGCCACGCACTTAACTAGGAGTAAAATAAGATGGCAACCGCAAACGCAGCAACCACCTACTTGGAGAATAAGCTACTAAGCTTTATCTTCAAAAATAACGCGGGGTCTTTTTCGACTCCCGGAGACAGTATCTACGTTGGTTTGGCGACAGCAGTATCTGACGCAGAGGCAGGCTCAGTTACAGAGGCAACCTTTGGTTCTTATGCTCGACAGCAAGTTACAGCAGCAAACTGGACTATAGCTTCCTCTTCCGCAGATCAGCAAACTATCAAGAATGCAGCAAACATAGAGTTCCCAGCTTCTACTGGAACAACGAATACAGTGACACATGCATTCATTGCCGATGCTGCTAGTTCTGGTAACATACTATTTGTTGGAGCCTTGGATGCTAGTAAGACGATAGCCACTGGTGACATCTTTCGGATAAACACAAACAATCTGACTATTGAGTTGAAGTAATGGCACTGGTGCTCAAAGATCGTGTCAAAGAAACAACAACCACGACAGGCACTGGCACCTATACGTTAGCTGGTGCGGTCACTGGTTTTGAAACATTTGGTCAGATAGGCAATAGTAATACTACATACTACACATGCACTGACGGCACAGACTTTGAGACGGGTATCGGTACATACACAGCTTCAGGCACCACATTAGCTCGTACAACAATCTTGCAATCCAGTAATTCAGATGCTGCGGTGAACTGGACTTCAGGAACTCGTACAATCTTTTGTACTTTGCCAGCAGAGAAGATGGCTTTCTTAGATGCCAACGGAAACATACAAGGTTTTACAGAACAGGACCCAAACGCCTTGGCGTTTGCAATTGCATTAGGATGACGACATGGCAAACGCTTTTAAAACATTTACGGACACAGCGGTAGGCACGGCAAACGCAGACGTTTACACTTGTCCATCAGCTACAGAAACAACCATCATTGGTTTGAATATTGCCAACATTCTTACCGCCACAATCACAGTCAATGTACAGCTAATCAACAACGATGGTGACAATGTGCACATTGTTAAGTCAGCCACCGTGCCTGTTGGTTCATCTCTTGTTGCGGTGGGTGGAGATCAGAAGATTGTTATGAATGCCAGTGATATTTTACGAATCACTGCAAGTCAGGCTTCAGCGGCAGATGTGACATTGTCAGTTCTGGAGATCACTTAATGCCTATTTCTAAAATCATAGATACTGGTGTCACTGGTCTTAGTATAGGTAGCAACGGCTTACTACAGCCAAAGAACGTGGCGTTTCAAGTTGTGGCTGACAACACAGACCAGTCAGTGTCTGCCACTACTATTACTAAAGTTGAATGGGAAACAGTGACATTAGACACTGGTAGTTATTGGGATGCAGCAAATCACAGATTTACCCCACAAGTTGCAGGTTGGTATATGTTTTCTACTACTATTAGAATGCAACTTTTGAATGTTCATCAATATATTAGAATTTATATAAGCAAAAATGGTGCTAGTGCAAATTCTCCATTTACCACTCAATTTCAGGCTAATGGTGATACATTGATAGGCGGTGTTTATTCTGGGCCTACTGTTATGCACCAACTAAATGGAAGCACAGACTACGTTGAAGTGTTCTTTTACACAGATGAAGCCACAGTGCTTCACGAAAATGCACAAGCTTCTTTCTTTAACGGCTTCCTAGTACACGCCACATAAGGATAAAGATATGAGCTATCTAGGCGGCGCACCCGCAAAATCCATAGCAACTCCAACCAGCCAGTTTTTTAGCGGCAATGGTTCGACAACTGCGTTTACATTGAACCGTGCCGTAAACGTACCTGAAGATCTAGAAGTTTTCGTAAATAATGTCCAGCAGGAACCGGGTTCTGGTAAGTCATACATAGCCGCTGGAACAACATTGACCTTTGACGCCGCACCATCTTCCGGCACCAATAACGTGTACGTCGTGTACCGTGGGTCTTCTGAACGCGCTATTCGTCTTGAAGCCAACGACATCAACGCAACTATTTCTGGTGTGCTCTTTACGTCAGGCTCTAGCAAGACTAAAACAGATTTATTTCAAGTAAATGCACAAACTGTATCAAGCAATGTCACAATTGCTGCTACAGAAAATGCCAGCATCACGGGTCCGATAACCGTAGCCACAGGTGTGACAATAACCGTAGCCACAGGCGGAACATTGGTGACACTATGAGCACAATAAAAGTAGATACACTTGTAGCAAACGATGGAACCAGTCCTGTTACGCTAACTAAACAACACGCGGCGAAGGCGTGGGTTTATTTCGATACTCTTGTAGACAGTAGCAGCCCAGTGGCAAGGGGCAGTTTCAATGTTTCTAGTTTAATAAACGAGACTACTGAAGATGGAATAAACTTAACAAATGCAATGTCAGATGCATTTTATGCTCCAACTGCTGGCGGGGGTAAAGACGGAGCTAACCCAGCAAACAGATCGCTTCAGGTAGCTGTTGTTGATAGCTCAACACTCAATACAGAGTTCTATACCACTAATAACGCACAGACTGAAGGGCAGGTTCATGTCGCAGTTCATGGAGACTTAGCATGAGTGAGATAAAAGTAGATACCCTCACTGGCAAGACCACTGCTAAGACTGTTACCGTTACAGTCGGCGCTACTGCTACTCAGTCTCTGGAACAGGGGTTAGTGAAGGCGTGGGGCCACAGCAATCACAGCGCAAACACCATACAGGACAGTTTTAACATAACCTCAATTACAGACGATGGTACAGGTTTGAAAGATTACAACTGGACTTCATCATTTGGTAGTGCAAATTATGTTGGTGCTAACGGTATGGGGGGAAATGAAGGCGCAACTTCAAATATGAGAGCGTCTTCAGTAAATGGAGTTTGGACATCATCTCAGGCTATTATTAAGTTTTCGCAATCCTCAAGTAGCGGGGCAGACGATGTTAATGCTTTAGTGATGTTTATTGGAGACTTAGCATAATGGCAGGTAAAATTGTAGCAGATACTTTTGAGGGTACAGACTCAACTGAAACTGTAAGCGGTGCTAGTGTCAGCATACCAACATCTGTTGGTTCAAAGTATGTTGTTAATGGCACTTTAAAAGCGTGGGCGGGTACGCTTGATTCCACTGGCTCAACAATTAGCAATTCCTTAAATGTGTCATCGAAAACAGATGAATCAACCTCTGGGCAATTTACCTATGTGCTTATAAATAATGCTCAAGAAGAAATGGACGCATCTGCTTTTGGTGGAATGTCTGCTGGTGGATTTAGATATTTGCGAATTGCTAGTACTGCCACAACAACTTCTGATCTTTCATTAAGACAGCACACTGATTCTAGCGGTAATACTGATGGTCCTCATGGTTGGATGTGGGTAGGAGAATTAGCATAATGCAAACACCAAAGTTTCAAGGCACACATTTATTTGATCGTTTATGTTGGGCAAAGGAGAACCTTGAGCCACATCAATCAGACTACCGTGTGGTCTTTGAGAAAAGTGTAGATGATTGTGCATCAATACTTGTACCTGATCCAAATTGGATGGCTTGCGCTTTACAGGGTGGTATCTTGCCGCCTGTGTGGGTTTACTGGGAACTGGCGAAGGACGAAGCTCAACCCGACTTCAAGAAGCACACGCGGGGCTATCTGTTGCATGAAACAGAACCAATGCCAGCAATGACAGAAGAAGAAGCAATTGAATACCTGATTCAGAAAGATGTGCCACAGAACGTCTGGCAGAATTGGGATAGCGGCAATAAGCCGAAGATGGTAATATGCAAAAAGCAACAATTACCGAGCACTAGAGAATGGCGCAATTCGTGGCGCATATCTGATGAACTAGCCGCATAGGAGTATATAATGGCTGTTACAACATA